AAACCCGCTACAGTTCTATCTTGCCAATATTTTAAAACACCTGTTGTCTGATTATAACTAATGACTCTTCCTTGAGCAGTTGTGCCAGTGGAAACAGTTTGAGTAAAGTAAGAGTCTGCCGTGAAAGTTGCAGAACTATATCCTGCCCCTGCCAATCTTAGAGCACCAACAGCACTTGCTTTATCAGCAGATAAAATTGAATTATCAGTGGTTCTAGGATTCTCTACAATACCAACTCTAGCGATTTGGTTTCCTGTAATGAAGTCAGGGTTCTCGATATCGTTTTCAATTCTAGAATAAAGAAGAACATTTGTTGCACCTAGTTCTCTGTAGATGTCAGCACCATGTCCACCAGTTGGTGAAATAATTACATCAAAAGTTGGTCTTGTTGTACCAGTAGGTACATTACCCCCAACTAAATCAACATTACCAAATGTATATCCAGATCCTTGATTTGTGATAGTGATAGAATCAATTCTCTGGTCATTAGTAGTAACGATTGTACACTCTGCTCCAGTACCATCACCTTTGATGGGAACGTTGGCATATCTTGTTGCACCCACAGGACCAACACCTGCACCTCTATTTGTAATGGTCGCAATTTTGATTGAACCATCTACAGCATTATCTCTAACTGCTGCATTTTCAGTTCCGGTTGTCCAATCTTGAGGAACTGGCATAAAGTCAGTTGCTTCAAATTTTACAATCTCACTAGGTTTGATAGAATATAAGTATTTCCAAATATAACCATCACCACTAGTGCCCGCAGACCTTGGTTCAAGGTCTGTAAAGGTAGGTTCGTCTAAAGATGGTTTTCCATCAGGATTATCAGGAGAAGTTCCATTTTGTAAACAAGCATATACTCTGAAATCACTATTAATTACAAAATAATGTGCAGAATATAAGTTTGTAGCACCACTCACACTAGCAGTGTTTGTTCTACTATAATCGTGGCGATACATGTCATAAGTCGTTCCAGAAGACCAACTTCTTTTAGTAACAACTTGCCGCACATCCTGAGAGTTAATTTTCTTCAGAGCAACCATCGAATCCCAGTATTGATTCTCCTCATCAAAATTGTCTTTTGGTGAAGGAGGATCTTGATCCCATGTTGTAAGAAAGTCAGTGGCGTTTGTCAGTCCGATGAAGGAATAATACGCATTTGTAGATGTAGTTACACCACTAACAAAATTTTTCGCATTTAATATCCTAATCTGATCAGTAATTATTGCAGCCATTGGACATAGATTTTTTCTTTATTTATTATGATTAGATGTCATAATTTTTAAACTTCAACGCTTTCGATCTTTGAACGAATGTGGAGGTTGTAATTCCACCAACACCACCAGATGTAAACGCTGAATATGAAGTCACTTTCGATCTGGAGGCAAGTTGAATTTTACCCCAACTAAATTCACCGAAAGAGTTTGATGTTTGAATACCAACTCCATATGGGAAGTTGTTATCAACGTTCACAAATACTCTTGTTATATGTGAGTTCCCTATACCAACACCCTCAGAGTTCACTCCTGTAGGTCTAAAGACAGTTTCGGAACTTGCCACTTGATACACATTATCTATATGAGAAGTTCCAATACCAACTGTAGCACCGGAAGAATCAAGCGCAGTAATGGATGTTGTTGCTGATCCAACATTTGATCCAAAGACCACAAAGTAATCACCAGCACTCAAGGAACTTGCAGTAATCGCAGCAGAGACAACTCCGGTAGTAAGACCCGCATTTCTAAGGAAAGAATCATTAGGAATGTGAAGATCAAAAATGAATTGTGTAGTTCCAATCCCAACAGAAGTGGTTCCAAATCCAACGATGACACCAGAGTCTCCACTGTATGACACGACTTTATTTTCTTCAACACCTCTGGTGGGAGGCGAGAACAGAACGAGAGGAGGATTGGTTTGAGTATAACCAAGACCAGGGTTAGTGATTGCTACGCCTGTGATTGTTCCTGCTGCGCCGATAGTAACAGTTCCAAGTGCTGTTGTAGTGGTTCCAATACCTACACCAGCAGCGGTGCTTGCAAAACTGACTTGTGCAGTAGAATATCCAACACCACCTGTAGAGATAGCGACCGATGTAATTGTTCCTGCAGCAGAGACTAACGCAGTTCCAGCAGCGGACACTTTATCATCTTGAGTGATAAACTTGACTTTATCTTGGAAGAGTAAGTTGGTTTTATCCTCAACTTCACTAAACACATTAAATAGGGGTCTCAGAGTGTCAACATAGATTGATGTTGATCCAACCCCAACACTCTTAATAATATGTGCAGTGGGATTGACGAGTGGTTCATAGATTTCTCTATCCTTACCAACTTCCTGCTCATTTATAAACTTGTCCTCAGTTTGTCTACACCAAATTACAGGTCTCAGTAATGCAGTATTTTGAATATTGCCAGGACCAGAATAAGTATTTGTTTGTGCAACATCAGTTCCAGTTATAAGATCAACTGATCTTACATCTTCGTCGAGGAATGGATCATCAGAATGAAGTTGTAAAGTATCACCCTGCTTAACAGTTTCAAGAATCTCTCTAAGAACAACATCCTGAGCACCGGTGCCTTTGTAGAAGATAATTTCTACACTGTCGCCAATCTTAGGTGCCTCAGTAAATTCAATCTGACTACCGCCGGTAAAGGTATAACCTTCTCCGGGGATTTGCAAAATATTATTGACAAAGACAATAAGAACATCTTGAACATTTATTTTAGATCCTTTTCCTGCAACGATAGAGGTAATAACTCCATTCAATTCAAGAGGGAAGTTAGTTCTTGATCCATTAATTAAGTTTTCAATATTATCCATAACTTGGAGCTCACCCACAGACCACCCAGTGAATTCATCAGTTGCAATGTCATCAACTGTAACCTGGAACTCTTGGAAGGTCTTAGTGACATCTGTAGGAATGCCAACTGTTCCGCCAATAGAGACAGTCAAAGTTTCGTTATTGCCATATCCATATCCAGTATTTCTGATCTCAAAATCAATAACACTAGATCCTTGACCGACAACAATATCAATCTTTGCTCCAGTTCCAACACCAGCAGATGTTGAACTGTAAATTAGAGGAATATTACTGTAACTGATGGGATCATCAAAAAATACGACAGGAGGTTCAGTAGAAGTGTAACCAGTTCCAGGATTGGTGATTGCAACACTAACGATGTGACCACCACTAATTGAAGCAGTTCCAATATTCAGTCTATTTGAACCACTAAGTGAGGTGGTTGCAACTCCAACATTTACAGTTTGAGCACCAGGTCTATAACCAGAACCACTATTACCAATACTGATAGATTGAATTGTTCCTGCGATAGAAACAGTGGCAGTTCCACCAGCAGCAACCAGAGGTTGATAACCAAATCCTTCAGTTGATCCAACAGAAACAATTACACCACCTACAGGAACCGTGGAAGTTCTTATGTCTGAGGTATTTGAAACAGCAGAACCCACAAATGAAATTGATGTGATCCCTGCATTCTCAGACATCGTATATTGTTTGGTGCTTCCGGGAGTTTGGAAGATATCACTAACAAGAATAACACCAGTCTCAGTTGCAATTCCAGTTACATCAGAACCGTTTTGTTTAAGAGTAAACTCCTTCCTACTTCCATTAAATTGGTTAGAGATATCATCAAAGATATAGTTCTTATGATAAGTATCATTTGAGGAGTCTTCTACACCACTTCTAAGGAATATTCTTCCTTGGAAACTGGAACTGGTAGAAATACCTTGGAAATCTCTTGAATCAGGTGGATTAGTGTCTGTGCCAATCGGAGTATTTCCAAACGGAGCATCAACAAAATGAAGGACATTATCAACGATATTGTAATTACCAACAACTTTGGTGACTAAAGTGCTTGTTGCAGCGTATGCAACACCTGTTCCCATCCATCCTCTTCTAACGGACAAACTATTTGTGCTACCTATACCAACACCATCTACTCTAATAATTTCATTTCCAACCTTTAATAAGTCACTTCCTTTGATTGACGTAATACCTGCAAGTTTTATAGTATCATCAGTTGTAAACATCTGATCAGCAAGAGTTGTTGTCACCGCAGTTGAAACAATCGGAGATTGAATCATATTATCAATAGCAATAATACCCTTAGCATTTTGGTTGGTTGCCGTAAATCTATGAGATGTACCAATGCCAACACTCGTAAGATCCACTACCTCAGGTATTGATTTGAGAGCATTTTGTGCGCTCGTAGCAATCTTAATTTCATCATCATTTACTTTGACAACAAATAGATCACCAGGAAGTAATGATGTTGTACCAACACCAACAAATGAAGTTGATGCGATACCAATTGCCATTGTTGTTCCTGCTCCCGCATGGTTATACGCAATTTTCTCACCAGTTACAAAGAAGTGATTTGGTAATGTAATTGTATTTGTGGTTGTATTAACAACATCAGAATCGTTTCCTTCAAAAGATCTTTCAAAGACATTATCAGTTTCATGTTTTAATTCAAATGCTCTCTTGATGTCTGTCTCAGTTCCTTGATAAGAGGCAAATCCAGACTCGATCAAAGCGTTGGTAAAGTCAATATTATCTTTAGTATCATCTTGGTGTCTCAAAGCATTCATGTAAACATTGACAACCGTATCAATGCTAGCAGCAGGTGTAAACATTAATTCTGTGGTTCCTGCCGCAGAGACTCTAGTTCCAAACGTTCCGAGACCAACTGATGTTCCTACTTCACCAAATTCAGTGTCATAGGTTTCCAAAGTGCTTCCACCAGTTACAAAATCATCAACAACGATGATTTCTGACATTTGATATTGATTATTTGAAGTGTCTGCGACCTGAGCAACAAAATATGCAACATCATAAGTATCAGGATAAGTAGCAACCGTATGAATACCTGGTGAACTTGAAGATCCAATACTTGTAGTTCTACCTTCTATTCTGGCGTGCTTCAAATCAACGGTGCCAATACCAGTAATACCTGCAGTGGTCAAACCAACTTGAATAGCGTTAATTACACCTGTGGTTCCAATACCAACACCAGATCTTGGGTGGAACCTTATTTCAAGGTTTGACCCAACAAATGCAGCACTATAAGTTCCGAGTCCAACATCTGCATCACCTGAAAGTGATGTATTTAATTGTCCATACTCAAGAATTTCTATATCAGTTCCATTATGAACAACATTTAAATTATTAAACTCAAACTCCTCTGTTTTACTCACATCAGGAGTAA